ATGGTGTTTCGCCTTGTACTGCTTCTATTGCTGAGAACCTACTACCTTACTCCGAGACGCTCGCATCACTTGAAGATGACAACGGTAATACGTCAATTGCTGTAGTTGTTCCAGCTAGCAGTAATTGCAACGGTAAGATCAAGCGACAACTCGTCTGCATCGCTGCCTTTTTCCAGTCGCTTGCGATTGAACTCAAGCGATGCATTGCGGAACGTCTTAGAATCCACGCCCTTGATGCGGATATAAACATCAGTCGGCTCATTCGTGGCCGGATGCATCACACGCATTTCCGCGCCTTCTTCATGTGCGCCAGCGGTCATCAGGTCATCAAGTTTCATAGTCGCTCCACGTTATAGGGTGGCCGTCCTTGGCCTGTCGGGTAAGTCTTAAACAGGGTTGCGAGTAATCACGATGTTCGATGCGTCAACGCTGTCGTAGATGGCCTGAAAGTCCATGCTCACAGTCACAGAACCTTCGCCAGATACGTCAGGCTGGCCGCTGTTGTACTTCAGCTTTGGAATTTCAATCTGGAACGTGTTGCCGTCCGGGTCGGTCATCGTGATATCAAGCGATGATTCGGTTTCGTTCTGAAACTTCGTCAGCATGGCCTGATCTTCAAGATAGACAGTGATGCTGCCGGTAACGTTGCAACGCCCAATCGAAGGGCGCAGAGTCGTGCTGGAACCTACCACAAACTGTGGCTCAATGCCGTTTTCCAGCGTCACTTCCATTTCAGTGACAAGCGCGATAGGCGAGCCGCCTTCATTAATCGTTGCCGTGAAGCTGTCAAACTGGCAGGTATCAGTCAGGGCCGAATAGCTGGAACCAGCAATGGCAGTCTGTGCAATCGACTGATCCTTGCCGATGAAGCCGAACGACACGCCAATCATTGAGTTAGGCGCAATGCTGATCGACATTGTGTTCACTTCACAGCCGGTATACCGCATGTACTGCGTGATATCCTGGAATGTGCGTTCCACAGTGAACGAGCGACGGGTAGTGCCGGCCTTGAGAACATCGGTTGACCATGTGCCGCATAATGCAGCCTCGATCAGCTTATCGTACTCGCCGTATACCAGTTCGCCTTCAATGTCGCCGCCGACTGACTTGTTGCCATGGCGGAAGCAAGTGATCTGGCGGTCGCCTCGGATTTCTTCAGACTCTACAGCGTCCTTGGACAGCCCGATATTGCAGGAATTGTGGCGAAGCGTAGAGAACGCTGGTGTGGTAGGCGTAGTGCCGTATGTCACTTCAGCGATTGCAGCGAGACGGTGCCGGCTGCCGGATGCGATGGCCATTCTGTTACTCCTTCAGTCGGCAAGGTTGCCGGGTTGATTATACCTTATTTTGCGTCACTGCCGCATTTATCATCGACTGGATGCGGGTGAAGTTACCGCGCACCATTGCGTAGGGGGCCGACTGATCTGACCACCCTAGCTCAAGCCGATAGATGTATGGCAGGTTGTTTGCGATGTACGTCACGGAACCAGCGCCGCCTGCATTCTGTACTAATTCAGCGATTGCGCCGTTATCGCCAATCCGATCAATTATTCCAGTTGCCGGACTTCCAACGGTCGTCTGCCAGTTCCCCTTAGCGCGACCCTCGTGAATCGGGGTATCCTTCATTACCGCCGTCCCCAGCTCAATAGTCACCATCCGCACAGTCTTATCCAGCGACTCGCCGGCCTTCTGTGCAAATGCTGCTATGTCGGCTGAGAATGTCACGCAACACTCCGCACCACATGCGCCATCCAGCCAATCGACACGATGCAGCGCATCCACCCGTCCTCATTGCGCGGGCTTGTGACATTCGTGCCGGTGAACTGCACGCCCTGGCTGTCATATACCTGGCTGTGGCCACGCTGGAAATGCGTGGCGATTGCGTCGGCCTTGTCGAGAATATCGCCGATGCCGATATTCGTTGGGTACATCAGGTCAACTTGCAGGATGCCAGTCTGCACGTCTACGCCATTCCCGCCTAGTGAGCCTGCGTCATTCTCGGACGGCAGGAACCACACGCGAGCGTGTGCCGTTCCTGCTGCCGGGTTGTTGTCGTCATTGGGCCAGTAATCGGGAATGGTGAACGAGCCGGACGCATACCGAGTGGCGCAAGCGGAATAAATATCGGCCAGTCTCATTTTCGCACCTGCAAGCGGTAAGCGATAACCGTATCGGCTGGCTTGATTGGCTGTATTTCAACGATTGACCACGTTTCGCCACTCAGGCTTACCGTGTCGGCCATCACTGGCGCATAGCTCGCATCAATGATAAGCGAGCGGTCGCCGGACTGTATGCGCGTACCGTCCACCAGCCGCTGATTAATGGGGATCTCAACGCCGACAGTCGCAGTCGTGGCGGTCGTGGCGGTCGTGTTCTTGCCGGTTATCTTGTTGAATGTCTTAGTGATGCGAGTGAACGTGATCGACTTGCCAAACTCTGTCAGCAGGTCGGTGGCCACATCCTGCATGTCATCATAGAAAGCCATCAGGCACGCACCGAGAACAGGCCGGAACGGGACAGCAGAAGCGCGATGATTGCATCAGATGCGCGGGTTTTCTTCACCTTGCTGGATGTGCCGGACGCATACCGGACAGTGACAGCGCCGGAGACTGTCTTTTCAGTGACCGGGCCGACTACGGGCGTCGGGTTGAACGGGTCATCGCCTGCATTGATTTCAAGCAGGACAGCCAGTTGCGCGTTGACAACCTGGCGCGGGATTTCATCCGTAGCCCAAGAAAAGCCCTCGATAATGGCGTCATAACGAGGCCATGCAAGCGGCTGCTCACGGTCTACAGGAATGCCACGATAGCGAGCAGCATACGTCTCAAGGTAGTCTGTCGCCTTGATGAGCATATCGTCTGTCGCTGTTGTATTGGCAAGCGTGATGCCTCGATTCAAGGCATACGCAATAGCATCAGCGCGGGAGACATAGGAATTAGCGCCAGTAACAATTGCGCCAGTCTCTACTGTCAATGTCATAACGCCCCCGCTGATTTAAGAATGATGAGAAGCGAGGGGCCGAAGCCCCCCGGTTCAGGTAGATCAGCCGAGCAGCAGAGCGGTGTGTTCAGACTTGATGCAACGAGCGCCCCAAGCCAGAGCCAGCTCATAGCGAACCTTGCGGTAGCCGCCGTAGATGGAAAGCTCGAAGCTAAGGCCAGTGCGCGGGTCAGTGATGGTCATCACATCCAGCGCAAGATCGCCTTCCTCCGGACGTTCCGGCATACGGGTAGCCAGCACGATTGCAGAGCGGTTGAACACCATGTTACGCGGGCCAGTTGCCACGACAGTGATGGCGCGAGTTGCGACGCCCTGAGCAACACGCAGGCCGGGAGCAGCCAGGGTGATGCTGTCACCAGAGGCAGGGTTGGCACCAGCAAAGGTAGCCGATGCAACCACATACTGATTGGTGTCATTGGCGAAGGTGATGACATCGCCAGCAGCAACCACGCCAGTGCCAGCGGTTGCCAGAGGAATGACAGTCTGGCCAACAGTGAAGGCAGCCGAGGTCGATGTGGCAGATGCCATAGTGCCGGCAGTTGCGCTAACGATCTGGGCAGATTCACGGATTGGAATGCCGGACGGAGAAATCAGCACGCCCTGCTGTTGCAGAGCCATTGCCGAGTTATCACGGTCAGCATTGATGCCGTACAGGGTGTGGAGCTTGGCACCCGCAGTCGTGTCAATCACGCACTGAATGTCAGAGGTTGCGCCGCCGTTATCCACAAGAATCTTGCGGGCAGCGTACAGGCCAGACAGATCAGAGGCGAACGGGGTTGTGGTGACGGTGCCGGCTGCGCGAGAGGCTTTCTTGTACAGGTTGGCAAGATCAAGCTCGATCTTGTTCACCAGGGTACGCATTGCCTGAGCAATCTGGTTCTGACGGATAGTCAGGTAGCCAGCGCCCTTGTTAACGCCGTCCTGCTCAGAGCCGGACCAGCTAAACGGAACTGCGTACTGCTGGTCGATCTTGATTTCGACGTTGCCAATGGTCTGGTCAGCTTCAGCCGGAATAGACATGGCCGGCGTGATGCTGGCAGCGGCATTGCTGGCGGGGGCGACAGGAACGAAAACAGACTGATTCAGGGCTGCGGTATTGACGGAGGCGTCAACAGTCACAGCAGGGATCAGGCCGGCCAGTTCGCGGGATACCACGTCAAGCGCGGCATATGCATCAGGGATCAGGTTAGTCAGGGTATTCGTGGTCATTTTTTAAAGCCTCACTGTGTGATGGTTCCGCCAGCCTTGATGTGAGCCATTTTGGCTTCAGCATTCAAGCTGTCGAATTGGGTACGGGTTATTGCCTTTTTCGCGGCCCCGCCGCCATTACCACCACCAGAGGCCCCACCCCCGGCTGCCTTACTTGCTGCAATGATCGGCGCAAATGCCGGCTCTGCTGCAAGTTCGGACTTCAGGTCGTCAATCGTTAATGCAGACGGCTTCCCGTCTTTACCGATAACAACCGTTACAGGTACGCCGTCACGGATTTCCATAGACAGACGCGCCTGCACATGTGGCAATAGTACAGCAGCCGAGCCAGGGATTGCAAGTTCTGCTGCTAACGTGGTAGCGGCCTGCCCGACTGTTAGCCGTTGCAGTTGCTGCTGGTATGATTTTTCCTTCTCGCCAAACTCGGAGGTTATCTTGCCGAACTTGTCTTCGTAGCTCTTGCGGAGTGACTCAACGTCGCCGTTCTTGGCCATCAGTTCCTGCCGTTCACGTTCAAGCTGCTCGTCTTTCTCTTTCTGGGTACGCTTGAAGCCTTTAAGCTCGTCAAGCAGTTCCTGGTTCTTCTTCTTCAGCCCCTCATCATTTGGCAGGCCGTCAATTTTGAGGCGGAACTTGCCTTCCTTTTCCTCATAAAGACCGCGCAACGGCTCGTCAATGGAATCAAGGCTATCGGTTTCAAGTTTCAGCATTACAGTGCCCTCCGGGCGATTGTGTGGTCACAGACCACGTTATAAGCCGGCACGCTCAAACGCCACCGGCTCTAGTTCTTTCATCTGCTCGAGTGTCAGCGGCTCGAATTGCTTGCCTAGCTGAAGCTCTTGGAATCGTTGAGCGGATAGTCCGCCGTCCCGAAACAACTGCGCACGCATCGGGCCTAGCGCTTCATCTTGGAATCCTGCCGGCTGCGTTTTGAGCCACTCATAATACGATGTGCTGGCTGATACCGGCCCGTCTGTCTCGCCGTTGCTAACACGGGTCGCGCCTTGGCGTAGGGTATCGCGGATGAATTTGTTGGCGATAACGGGGGCTGTGGATGACCGGCAGTTGATATGAATAGGCGGGAGCGGCCCTTTGCCTACTTCAAAGACGCGGCCATCAAGCGACTGGCACTGCACTGTGGTGCGGCTGTCGAGCGTGCTGACCCACTCATACCCGGTGATAATGTCGGCATTCTGCGCCCACATTTCAGAGCGTGCGACTTGAGCAACGTGCTGCACCGATGTGCGAACCACGGCCTGCGCATTGCGATACGTGGCATCAATCATGCCGTCTTTGTATTTGTTCTTGGCCGTCCCGACAACATCAGCAATAAGCTCGCGATTCGTGCGGCCCTGCATGTAGCCTAGCCGGATGGCGTTCTCTACCTTCTCAATCGAGCCGCTCACCCAATCGTTAATGAATGGCTCTAGCATCTTGGCCGACTGGCCTGACGTAAGCGGGCGCGACATTGCAGCAGCCAGTACCTGATTAGCAGACGGGACGGTCAACTCTACGCCAGACAGTACCGCATCAAGCGCCCTAGCCTCTGCTCCGGTTGCGTAGTCTGCCAAGTCCTTCAGGTCTGATGTGATCTGCTTGCCTGCGTCGCCGTAGATGGCTTGTAGGTCATTACGGATGGCGACAAGCTGAGCCTCCGCACGACTACGGGCCAGCGCGGTTAGCTCATCGCTAGCCAGTCGGTCGCGGATAGCCTTCGCGGCATCCTTCAGGAACGATTCCAGCCCTTTGATGTTGCCAGCCTTCAACCGTTCAAGCATGACTTGCTGTCGGGTTGAGAGGCTGATTAGGGCGGGGGCGGAGTTAGCCAAGGTTTACCCCTTCCCCGTCCAATTCCTCAATTATCTGCTCAACCGTCTTGCTCGCATCCACCAGCCCGATACGTTGCAGGAATCGTATTGCATCGGCTTTCGGCATTGTGCCGGACTGCCAAGCGGCAACGATTGCGGCCAGCATCTGCGCGTCCCACTGGATAACGGAGAGGTCATTGGACAGGCGGAACTCAACTTCACCAGCGCCGCCCATGAACATCTGCGCCCATTCAAGTGCTTTCGTGTAGGCGTCGGACACGTTCTCAGCAGCCAGCGAGACGACAGAGTGCGACACTTCCTGCTCGCCTGCGGATTGGGTTGCCGTTTTCGCAGCCTCACCTGGTTGCACAAGACGTGCACCGATGAGCGCCATCATTTGTACAAGGTCGGTCAGTTCTTTCTGAATGGCACTGTCTGCGGTCACTGTGGCGTATGCGAAGTTCCCACCCTCAGGCAGGATTCCAAGATGAGGCGCTAGGCGTAGGGCGTGCGCAGTTGTTCCGTGACGGCGGACTATCCGCTCAACGATTCCAAGAGCTTCAGCTTGGCAAGCAATTCGAGCCGCTGACACTCGAGCAGATGAAAGAACTAGAGCCGGTGGCGTTTGAGCGTGCCGGCTTATAACGTGGTCTGTGACCACACAATCGCCCGGAGGGCACTGTAATG